CCATACCATCAATAATACGGTTAATCATGTCCTCTTGGAGTTGATCGCGATCGATGATGTTGTCCATGGTTTCAGTCATTTTAGTGTGAAGATAAGATTTGATAAGTGACATAAACTCAGCAGGCAGCAGGGAAGTATTGTTGTGGTTCAGTCAGAAAATCTGTGACAGTGTAACCATGAATATCGAGACGAGAATTAACAGTTTCAATCATCTCTTTTTTAGTGAACAATCGCATAGATTGTGCATCACCTTTGAACTTCAATGTATAGACAAACTTATCAGTCAAAATAGAATGAGGACGAAACTCAACAACCATGGAATGACGTTTGGAAGTAAGTTGCATGGGGTGAAATCCTTTGACTCTTTAATAATACATGAAAACAGAGGCAACACAACCAACATTGTGCCACTTTTAAAACTGGTTTTTTCTTTACATCAACCTCCGATAATTGGGTTGATGCCTATCACCTTTGCCCTAGGATTGCGTGCTGTCGCTGTTACCTTTGCATCCTGATGATTTGCTGCTTGTACTTCTTCAGTGAAAACTTTGCCACCAACGTACAATTTAACTTCCCATTTCATAATCAAAAAATGTTAGTCCAACGTGTGTGATTTGCTTTAGAAAGTCTTCCTTCTGCTAACATATTGTCGCAGACTCTAACAAAAACTTGAAATTTTTCCTCTCGGGTGAGAGTATCTGCTCCCTCGCAATTTTTAATTACGTCGAGCATTTGTGCTTTGGATCGAATCATTTTAGAACGTGACAATAATCAATGGATTTGATGCACCAACCTGATACAGATGTAATCTCTTCGATGAGATCATCCTCATCAACTGCCTCCCAAATTGTTGACAACGTTTCGTCAATCAATTCCTCTCGTTGTTCATCATTAAACAAATATCCAGAATAAGCATCACTGAAATCAAACTCAATTTGTGTGACTTGGAATTGCATTTTTCTGATAGAAAGTTTACGAAGTTGACGATTAGTGTCAGCAAACATAATCAAAGATACAGAAACGAACCGTAAGCATCACAAATGTGAGGATTATCTGCCAGTTGAGTAATCAAATAACGGACATGTTTGGCAGGTGCTTTGTAACTAGCAGGTTTGTAACATTCACCAGTGTTCTTATCAACGAACATCCAGCAAGAACGTCCGTTAGTTCTTTCACCTCCACTCATCAAATAAGACCAGACTTTGATATATTTGCGACCAACTTCAATCTCAAGTTGAGTATAAACAGACCGACCAGATTCGATCCCATTAACTTTCCACTCATTGTTCAACACTTCGATGAGTGTTTCAGTCAGGAATTGTGGTTTGGTTTCAGTGATCGTCATGTGCTGTTCCTTTGACTCTTTAATAATACACGAAAACAAAGACCCTACAAGGGGGTGTGTGCCACTATATCAACTGGCACAGGCAAACCTACCATTGTTAAAGTTTGCATGAGAGAATTGCTCTCGGTTGACATACTTAAACATACCAAACTCATTGATCTTGACATAACCTTCGCCACCACATTGTTGATTGCCAATGTATGCCTTAGGACCATTGTTCCGCATCAGGAACAACATATCATCCTTGATTGACTTAACAAGTGACCACAAACGTAATACATTCACGTCGATTTGATTAGCAAACGCAAGCGCATCTAGGGTCAGGTCATCAATAACAAGTCCAGCACGAATAACGCTGTTAATTTGTTGCTGAACCTGTTGTGATTGCTTGTCACTCATAAACTCACACATACACGACATTTGCTTGGCAAATGCAACAACCTCATCAAAATCTTCATCAACTTGCCAACATTCAGGTTGCACGAACTTACAAGTCTCAGTATCATCGAAGATCTCCATATCTACCATGCCATTGATAGTGTATGCGTCCTTCAGTTCACCATCAGTTGCATACAAAGTATGAGGTGCGATGATTACATCCTGTTGAATAACTTCATCAAAAATGTAAGTAATCGTATTGGGGCGAAAAGTATCATCACCACCGAACCCAATAAAATCACCTTGAACAATCCCGTCGAAATCAGGAAGGCAATCAAAGCAATGGTGTAGTATATCAGCAACAAACCCACTATGATTTTGATCAATGTCATCATGCGACTCATTGATCTTGATAAGTTTCTTGTTAAAGACACTTTTTGTACCTACAAAGAAGTTACCAGTGGCAGGATTTGTGCCCCATACAATAGCAGGAGCACCATCAATCTTGACAGACAATGCACCTTCAGAGAGCATCCAATCAAGGACAGAAAGATCACCCGTCAGGATAGAATCTTCGGGGTGTTGGAGATGTGTGTTTTTCATGTTCTTAAGATAAGGCATCTAGCAACGGATTGCAAGTGATTGTGGACGGTTCATCTACTGGCACAAGATTCTCTATACTTTCTTCAAATAATTTCTTACCTTCAGTATTAAGATCAAATAAAATGTAATTTCTATTTGTCAGAATGGCACTTCTACCCACCGTGCCAGATCCAGCACAGGCATCAAGAACAATAGATCCCTCATTGCTAAACATTTTCAAAATTCTATTCAATAGTGCAACAGGTTTCTGAGTTGCATAATCTAACTTCTCAACACCTTGAATCTGTTTGATATCATTCCATACATCTTTTACAGGAACGCCATTCATTTCATCCAGATACTTTTTCACTCTAGGAATACCTGTGACAGAAGAATACTCCAATCGATTATCATCATGAAGCATCTGCATCCTCTCCTTAGATACATGCCACTGGAGATGATTACCATTCCATTCATATCTCAAATTAGGACGAGATACAACATTTGGTTGTCGATTAACAAGTGCAGATGTGTTATATTTCTTTTTACGGATAGGACACATCTTTGCCTTTCTTACAGTGTCTGCATCATACTCTTTGTGCTCTGCATTGTAGATAGACTCAGAACCTTTTTGATACACAATTATCGTATCATGATTTCTCTGTAATTGATACTTTGATTTATGGTTGCCACCAGACACCCACACAATTTCATTCTTAAATCTTTTCTCTCCGAAGATGTCATCAAGAACAATGCGAACATGATGAGAAATTTTTGCCTCCACATGAATAACAATGTTGCCGACATCAGTCAAAATTCGATAACACTCTTCAAACATTGGACGCAACAACAATTCACGATAATCTGCACTAGAATTAAATCTATCATCAAAGTGATAAAAATCTCTTCCAGTGCAATAAGGTGGATCAATGTAAATTAGATCCACAGTATTTGACTCAACTTCCTTCAGAAGTTCTCTGTTGTCACCGATTGTATATTCATTTAGCATTGTTGAGAGCAATCAAAACCTCTTTTGCACGACCAGTGTACTTTTTACGAACAGCAGCAGGAACAGAACCTACACAATATCCAGGCATATTCTTATCTTCAAGTTCACCACTAGGAATGGCAAGATACTCCCATGTTGAAATATCTTCATGACCTTTGGGGATAATAAACAGTATAACATCAAAAGAGTTTACTGCATAGCGAACCTGCCCATTTTTAGCACCATTGTTTGCATTTTTACCAGTTGTGCGACGAGTTTGTTCCATGTGGAGAGTATTTCCTCCACGATACTTAACTTGAATACGCAAACCTTTTGAAGAAAGTCGGTCATACTTTTCCTGTTGACCCTCAAGATCATCAGGAGATTTATCATTTTCAATGCTACATTCCTCACGCAACCATTGCGGAGCGATGATACGTTCAGTTGGAAATGCAAGAAACTTGCCAATTTCTCTTGTGTCACCTTCAGCAATGAGTTCTTCAAAACCGAGAGCAACGATTTCCGAAAGTTGTGAAACTCCCATCGGTGGTCTCCTTGTTTATTACTTAATCAATATAGTGTTAAAAAAACACCCTGTCAAGGGTGCTGTGCCAGTTCAGAAAATGGTTGTGGTAAGAGTTGTCAACTACCGACGAATCTCACTGATTGCAGGTTGACCCTGATTGAACACAACATCAACAACTGCCTGAACTTTGCGGGCAGTGCCAATACCCACAGAGTCATAAGTTGGGATGCAAACTAAACCAAAGGTCTTAGAATCTCCACCCAAACGAATCACACGACCAATAGATTGACTAATGCCAATGTAATCCATGTTACGCATGAAGATGACTGCCTCAAGACCACTGACGTTGATGCCTTCGCTAAGGATACTGTGATGAATAACAACAAACTTTTTCTCAGGATCTTTGCCCCAAGTGTTCAACGTGTCGAAGAACTTCTCACGATCAACTTTCTTGCCATCAATGATTGCACCAGTCTTAGATGTAATCGTCATCCAAGAATATCCACGCTGATACAACTCAGCACAGAAGTCAGAGTGAGTGAGAAGATTGATAATCTGCTTTGTTGTGCGAGCACAAATGAGAGTCTTGTCGATGTTGTTGTCATCAATAGTTTCAATCAAGTTGTCACAATCATCAGCATACATTACCTTGCGACCTTTAATCATAGGCAGTTGCTTAACTACAACTTTAGGAGGAAGAATATAACCACCATCAACTAATTCAGGAGCAGGAACGTTCACAAGAACCTGACCATAAACTGCAGCATCATTCATTCCTGGTTTCGTAATTGTAAGACTATGCTTAGGAGTAGCAGTGTAAAAGTAGCAACGGTCAGCATCATTAGCAAAGAACTCTGTGGCAGGAAAAAAGTTACGTTGTACACTGTTATGTGCTTCGTCAAAGTAAATAGTATTCACCTCAATATCTGCTTCCATCACACGATGAAGGGAATGATATGTAGTAAAGATAATGACATTCTCACCAGCAGTTCTTGCAACACTAGCAAACATGTGAATT